AAGTAAGATCCGCTGAACCATGAGCAATTTTTTGAGCTGCAGGCAAAGCGACAGAAGTAGAAGCATCCGCATCGCTTATTGAATAAGCGTTCCCTGAAGCTGCTTCTATAATTTCGTCATCTTTTTGACGATTAAGAGCCATCAACAAAGTCTTCATAGTCGGGCTAGTTGGATCTTTAGACATCTTGACTCGGTCAGGATTATCAATAAGATCAGCAGCTCTAAATGTGTCAAACGTAACACGCCTTCGACTGTAAGGGACCTCTGTTAATGGAGTATCTTCGTGACGACTCACAGCTTTTTGCATAATTACACTATCCAGCCTATCAAAGTGAAAGGCCTTAGCGTCGTTAACGCTTTCAACGCGAACAGAATTAGCAAGCTTTGAGTTTTTCTGTTGAGAAAGATGGATGAACGTATCCGCCCAATCTTGCTCAAACGCTTTAGTTATTTGAGTAGACATCAGCTAACTCCTTATAGCTAGGTTAATTGATTAGAAGAGTTAGCCGATCATTCGGGCTCTTCGGGGAAACCCCCAAAAAAGGTTCCGGCCCCTAAGGGTTATCGGTCCAGTCTGTATAAAAAGAAATTATCCGACAGATGCGGGTTTCTTTTTCTTTTTCCTCTTAGGCTTGGCAGTCTTAGGCGAAGATCGCTCCTCTTCAGCAGCAACCTTTTCGCCAAGACCAACAACAAACGAAAGGGGAGCAGCTTCGGGTAGGGGAGACTGGATCCTATCCGAAGCTGGACACATCACAAACATTACGTCTGCGTTGCGTACGATTGTATTATACGCTTCACAACGACCATTTCCATAATAATTACACTCCCGGCATGAAATAGGTTTGCCATCCGACATTATTCCCCCTCATAAACAAGGGCATATAACTTCTCTACTTCAGCAATAGCTTTCTGATGATCACGATGATCGCCTGAATTATAAGCCTCATGCAATGAATGACTAGGATCACTCCTAATAGCATCAATCTCGGTCTGAGCAACGACAGGGCTTAACATTCTATTGGCACCCACCTCACCATTAAAACTACCCTCGCTCATTTGCATTCCAACCTTATGAAACATCCGTATCAAGGAAGGACTCGAGTCAAGACCATTCGTAGAAAGATATTCACGATCCGCATCAGTAGCAAACTGATTAAAAGCCCTAACAGCCGTAGAAAGATTCTCATCATAAGCCCGACCCCAATCGTTCTGCAACTCAGTTGTATTATCGGCAGACGCCTTAGCTTGAAAATTCTTAATATCGTTTATAGATTCAAAAGCCATGTTGTTATAATAATCAAGGACATAAGAAGCCTGGTCTTGACTAAACCCATTCTCATAAGCCCCTTTTAAAAACTCATTCTGGTTATCAAAGTTATATTCACCTTCTGGTATTTTGTCAGGAGGCGTATACTCATATTTGTCAGCTCCCTCAGGACGACCTAGCTTGTCCCAGATATCACCCATCGATTCTGCTGTTTTTTCATCTGGTATAGATATCGATTGCCCACGGAAAGACTCCATGTGCTTATATCCTTTAGCCAGTGAAGCAACATCCTTGAACTTACCTAAACTAGTATCCTCCTGCAGTTCATCGGGAAGGTCTTTCATCCAAGGCTCACCTGACACCTCTTCAGGACTAACATTATCGGGTAAAGCACCATCATCTGAATTAGCCGTTTCTACGGGTTCAGTGATTTCTTCTTCTGACATAAAACCTCCTATTTTCTAACATCACGATTATTATAATTATCGATCCTAGTCTTGATCTGCAAAAAGATCGAACGCTGCCCCTCCTTGTAAGCCGTCATATGTGTGTCGGCATCAAAAGAAGAAACATCATGATAAACACTTCTTAGCAAATCTAATACTTGCTCGCCATACGGGCCAGCAAAAGTTCTGTAAAAAGATTCGTCAATAGCTGCCTCTGAATCAGGCAACTCCTGCTGGGATTTGACTTTGGGTGCCACCTAGTACTCCTCCTCCCTGTTCACCAAGCACCTTTAGCAACGGTGCGGCTTTGCTCATAGAATCGATACCTTCCTGTTGTTGCTGACCTTCTTTTTCTTCTTGTGCTGCCTGAGCTTTTTGATCCTGAATCTTCTGAGTATCAGATTCGCTCCTAACAACTTCTTGGGGAACACCCATCAACGGAGCTGCAAACCTAGAAGCCTCTTGAAGATCCATCACATCTAAAACGCCAGGATCAACTGAAGAAAACTCTATGTTCATTTGCGACCAACGCTGAATCGCCTGCACCTGAGCCAATTTCTGAGCTCGTGCCAACTGACCCGTGTAAACAATATCTAAATCATTATCACCAAGCATTCCATCAAGCTCTGAAGGCGGTTCGCTAATTGCCTTAGACCGAACCATGATAGCTGCGCAACGCTCAAGCATTGGTCCTAAAACTTCAGACTCAAATCTAGAAACGGTAGGACCGAGCAAACGCTCAACCTCACCACGAACAGTTATAACTTCCTCAGCCGTCATAGCCTTACCACGAGGTAAATTTAACTGATCGACTAAATACATATCCTTGATGCCTCTAATCAAATTCTCTGCAACAAGAGAAGATAAGTTTAATCTTAATTCTGAAGGCATAGTGCGAACCTCTCTCGGGTTACGAGAGTAAACAATCGCATTCGGTATCATCTGCACCGTACCAACAAACCCTTCTTCCCCAGACAAGATTGGAGGATTAACAGCTTTCTGTAATCCAATTAATTCCTGTCTTCTTAATTCATTCAAGCTTAAAATATCCGCCATGGCAACAGCAGCAGGACCACGCCCTCGATCCTCGCCAGATGCCTTATCCCACCGACCCACCATATAAGGAAATTCATTGTAAGCCTTCGTCTCCAAAATAATTTTATCCTCTTCAAGAATTTCAAGAGAAGTAAAAGGCATTTTAGATTGAAGAGATTTTGGTAAGTCTTCAGATGGGCAAACACAACTAACCATCTTAACAGGATCATCAGGAGACTTCTCTAACTTCTTAGTATACTGAGCAGGAATTTTTGACTTATCAAAACGCTGATACAACTGACGCACTGTATAATCATAATCTCTAAAAACAGTATCCACCAAACCCATTTCATTCTCAGCAAACACATAAGAACTAATAGGTAACGCTCTAAAATTAAAACCATTAAACCCAGGTCTTTTTAACCTAGCTTCTTCAAGATATAAGCAAACAGTCGCGAAAGAATTAAAATCAGCATAGATTTCGTTTATCACAGAATAAAAGTTAGACTGAGCTAACGCATCAAACACAGCCATATTTAATTCGCGCAACCAGTTCTTGACATTCACATTCTTTTTAACAGCTGAAAAAGGGCTAGACTCTGGGATAGAAAAACCAAACCACTCAATTGCTTTAGGGGTTAAGGTATCCGCCATAATCAAAGCCAGTGTATTACTAGCAGACGGAGCTGTAGAATCATAGTGATCATTACTTAATTGCCCAGGTGTTTTAAACGAATCGATAGATTTCTTCCTCGGACGGATATATCTCGCAATAGAAGAGTAAAACGGTTCCCACTCCTGGCGAGCTTCCACCTTGGCATCACGCCTTTTCAACATCATCTTTACAGCATCTTCATTTCCCATAATTATATCCTAAGAAAGAGTAGCTCCAGAAACTCGCCTAGTTAATAAAGACGCACCCTTAGACCGATCAGTAGCACGCTTCGGTAAATCCTTGATCTTTGAATGTTTCTTCACAACTTTACCCTTTGCAGCAACCTTTTTTCGGTAAGAAAGTTGTCCCTTATTAGGACCATATTTTTCTAAATATCTTTCCTTTGCCCCAGGCCCCCATTTTGTTACATTAGCCCCTTCCCTTGGAATGCCATCTGGAGTAAAACTTTTTTTATATAAAAATTGGAATATAGCGCTAGACATAATTATCCTACCCCAAAGTTTGAGATCCTGGACTGCTCCCAGTAAGAGACGCACCAAACGCAGGAGCGTTGGAAGTATCCCCACGAACACCAGAATGAATTAATGACTGACGACCTTTCTTACGAGCCGCAACACGAGCTAATCTTTTTTCCCTAGATTTTTTATCCTCATCCACAACTGGGGGTGGTGGGGGTGGTGGAGGACTTGGTGATCCGCCACCGCCAAACTCATGCACTGATCGGGCAAAGAGCTTGAAAACATCTTGTTCATTTAAAATCATAATTAACCTCCAAAAACTGAATAGGTAGATGTGGCAACTGGTTGATAACTGTCTTGATTAAAATTCCTATGATTCTTAGCAAGTTCCATAAAAGCATCAGCACCGTTAGAACTCCAATCATGAACAGGCTGGACACGAAACGTCTGACGCTTATCGTCAAATTCTTTATGATAGCTACGCAAACAAGCAAGACCCTTTTCGCACTTCTCTCGATCGAACCAAACCTTCGGCAGCAATCG